CCTACGACAGCACAACCGGGCAGCTCAATCCGGCTACCGCCGGTGTCGCGATTCCGGCCTCGCGCTACATCACGTCGGCAAGCGCCGGCCAGCTCGCGCTGTTGCGCCTGACCGCAACCGCTCCGGGTGCGTAACCCAGCAAAGATGGAGACACCAACATGAGTTACCAATTCGGCGACGCTGCGCAGCAGGCACTCAGTTTTGTGATGCAGCAGGCGCAGTACATCGAACCTCAAGTTTATGAGATTGCCTACGCCGAGATCCAATACCCGAATCTCGTGCCGATCGACTCGTCAGGTAACGAGTGGATGAAATCGATCGCGTTCTTGTCGCTCGACAAGGTTGGTCAGGCAAACTGGTTCAATCATCTTGCGGCGGACGTTCCGTTCGCGGATGTCATGCTGAGCAAATTTGAGCAAGGCATCGAAATGGCCGCGATCGGCTATTACTGGACCTTGGAGGAAACGGGTCAGGAGGCGATGATTTCCGGCCCGACCATCAACAGAGTCATGGAACGCGCTAAGGCTGCGCGGCGAGCCTCCGAGGAAATGATCGATCGCATCGCGTTCTTCGGCGATACCACCAAGGGCTGGACCGGCCTTACCAACGACCCGAACGTCACGATCACCGGCGCGCCGGCAGACGGCACCGGCTCGTCGGCCTTATGGTCGACCAAAACAGCCAACCAGATGGCGCGCGACATCGGCCTGATCCTGTCGGGGGTTTATACCAACTCACTGACAACGGAAATTGCGGACACGCTGCTGCTGCCGCCGGATCGGTTTACAGCGTTGGCACAATCGCTGGTCACCAACACGGCTGTGACTGGACTCAATCTCGTCCAGACCGGCAATGCTTATACCGCGTTGACCGGCAATCCGCTCACGATCCGCACGGTGCGCGGACTTGAGACGGCGGGTGCTGGCGGTGTTGCCCGTGCCATCGCCTATCGGCGCGCTCCGGAAATTCTCAAACTGCATCTGCCGATGCCGTTCAACTTCCGCTCGCCGATGCAGGTCACGGCTCTCCGCTTCGACGTTCCGGGCATTTTCCGCACCGGCGGCGTCGAGGTGCGGCGGCCGAAGAGTATGCAATACCTTGATGGCATTTGAGGAGAACATCCATGACCGAGCACAAGGAAGTTGCGAAGCAGACGATCAAAGTCAAGAACACCGGCAAGGCCCCGCATGTCCTGCATGCCGCCAGCGGTGAGGCAAAGGTAATCGGCCCTGGCCAAGAGGCCGAGGTCGAGGTTGCGGAGCCGCAGGCCAAGATACTGCAGGAGGCTTCCAAGCGCGGTAGCCATCTCACGGTATCGGGGCACGAGCCCGAGAAGGAAGAGCCGTCCGAGGTCGAGGCCGCGACGCCCGAAGAGCAGAAGTCGCGCCATGCATTGGCCGAGAAGGAAACCGAGCTGATGCAGGCCGGCCAGGAGGCCGGCAAGGACGCGCGCGAAAAGATGGCCAAGAAAGACTGGCAGAAGCTCGCCGCCGAGACCGGCATCGGCATCATGGGCCGCGGCGGCGTCGATGCGCTCGAGACGGTTGCCGAGGCACCGGACGCACCAGCCAAGAAGAAGTAAGCGCCTGCGTTTCGTTTGGGGTGCCAGCGCTCGCCCCCTCTTTCTCTATTCCCAGCAGCATCATAGGAGGCCAGCGTCATGGCAAACGCAGTTTATCCGCTATTCAAACAGTCGCTTCTGACCGAAGCCGACGCCAACAAGTCGCTCAATCAAACCGGCAGCAACGCGCCTTATGCAAGTTTGATCACGACCTCGAGCGGGTACGTGTATTCGGCGGCGCACCAGTTCTACTCGTCCTTGTCCAACATCGTCGGTACGCCGCAGCCGATTACCACGCCGACGGTGGTCAACGGCACGTTCGCGGGCGACAACGTGACCTTCACGGCGGTCTCGGGCACGGTGGTGGGCGCGATCGTGATCTATCGGCAAAACGCCGGCGCCAATACCACCTGGCGTCTGGTGCTGTTCGAGGATACATCGGTGACGGGCCTGCCGGTCACGCCAAACGGCGGCAACATCGTGATCACCTGGAACGCGTCCGGAATCTTCACCCTGTCCGATGCCGCAGCGAAGCAAGATATCATTCGCATCGGCGAGCTGCCGGACGGATTGCCGCTCTACAAATACCGCTACCGGCATTCGGGCGAGGTGTCGGTCGGCGTGCTGGCGCACGAGGCCGCCAAAAATCATCCCAAGGCAGTCGGCCGCCGTGGTCGCTTCCAGGCTGTGAACTATCCGATGCTGATGGAGGCTGCCCTTGCCGGTTGATCCCCTCAAAAACCTCCCCGGACAGGAAAAGCATCTGTTCGACATGTTCACCGCTATGGCGGTCGGCGTGGATTTGGATGCGGTGATGGGGGCGGCGATCAACATCCTGATCAATGCCATCCGACAGAACTATCCGCTGAGAGACGGGGCCGAGCAGAAATTCAACGAGCTGTTCGGCCGCGGCAAACAGCTCCTCCTTGCCAATCACTATGACAGCGTCACCGGCCGGCGTCGCTCGGTGATCCCGCACGATCAAATTATCCGCATGCCCTACGTCATGGACCCTGACGAGACCCGGAAACAGAACGGCCGGTGATAAAATAAATGGCATTCGCCGTGGCTGATCGTGTACTTGAGTCGGTGGCCTCGTTCGGAGGCGGGACCGGTGTGGTCACACTTCCCGCCGTTGCGGCTCCCGGTGCGTTTCAGTCATTTCTATCTGGGTGGGGCTCGAGTGGAAGCGGTTGGTATGCTCTCGTTAATGGCGTTTCCGGTCAGTGGGAGACTGGTCTCGGGACGTTGAATGCAGCCGGTACCGTTCTTACCAGGACGACACCTTTCAACGGCTCGAGCGGGGTTGGTGTCGCGGTGAACTTCACAACTGGTCCGTTGGATTGTTTCGGCACCCTGCCAGCAAATGAAATCACGCAATTGCAATCTGATATTGCCGCGCGGGTGCGCTACGATGCGGTGCAATCGCTGACGAGCGCGCAGCAAGTCCAGGCCCGGCAGAACATCTACGCTGCCCCGCTCGACGCCTTGGCATTCAGCGGCATTCAAATCAATGGTGCTTTCGAAATCAGCCAGGAGCTCGGCGGCGCCGGTAGAGCGACGCCCGGCTATATCTGCGACGGATGGATGCTATCTTTTAGCGGCTCCATGGCGCTGCGCGGTACATTGTTTGCGAACGGCGCCATCGCTGGCCTGCCGGGCTCGATCGCCGCCACCGTAGTTACGGCGCAGGGCGCGCTCGCTGTCAACGACTACGCCACGGTTTTTCAGAGGATCGAGGGATACCGGTTTGCTCGCCTGGCATTCGGTACGGCAAATGCGCAACCGATTTCGATCGGGTTTTGGACCGCTCATCATCGCACTGGCGTCTACGGCGGCGTCCTCCGCAACATCGCGGCCAATCGCACTTGTCCTTTCAGCTACACGCAAAATGCAAGCGACACCTATCAATACAATATCGTCACTTTCCCCGGCGACACCGCCGGTACATGGAATATCGATAACAGCATTGCAGCCGAGATGTATTTCACGATAGCTGCCGGCTCCAATCAGCAGGCGCCGTCAGCCGGCGCGTGGCTGGCGGGCGGTTGGGTGACCGGACCCGGACAAGTCAATGCCGTTGCCGCGATATCGGACGTCTTCCGACTGGCCGGCGTCATCATAGTTCCAGGTAATCAGGCGCCGCTGATTACCTCGCCAGCGGTGATGCGGACTTTTGATTATGAGCTCCCGCTGTGTCAGCGTTACTACCGGAAAAGCTATCCCTACGCGACGGCGCTCTCGGCCACCGGAGCCGCCTCCTGTCCGAATTACTTTGTCATCGTTCCATCAGTGACCGGCGCCAAACAGTTTTTGCAAGCCATCAACCTGATGCCTTCCATGCGAGCGGCTCCAAGCGTTGCTTTTTACTCATCAAACAGCGGATCAGGCGGAACAGTTTATGATGCAGGCAGCGGAACTGACGTGGCCGCGAGTGCCATCAACATCTCGGAAAAAGTTTTCACCTTGAATACGAGCAGCGCCGCCTCATCCGGTACTTCCTTAAACATCCAGTATCATTGGACAGCGGACGCGAGGCTGTGATGGCAGACTACAGGCTAACGGCGACCGATATCGTCATCCGCAGCGCGGACAACGCCAACATTCCGGCTGATCCAATCAATAGTGACCGCATGGAATACGAAACGTGGCTCGCTGATGGCGGCGTGCCCGATCCCTACGTGCCGCCCGAGCCGGTGCCGCCGACGCCGACCGGAGAGCAGACGACGCTCTACGACCACGAGAACCGGCTGCGCGCGATCGAGGGCGCGCCGCCGCTGACGCTGGTGGAGTTCTTCCAGAAGACAGGGTCATTTGAATAGATGTTTGGCTTCATCTCAATTTCCGAAGCACCGGTCTCAGCTATCAGGGCCGATCAGAAGCTCATCCCTGCGCTTTACGTGGAGGTGGATGCTTTCTTTGGCCCGGTCTTTGCCGGGAGCGTTGTGCTGCAGCCTCCCCTATTTGTAGCTGACGATAATATCGCGCCCCCCGGCATTCTTCTCACAAGTCAGTTCATCGCCCCTGTCCTTGTTCTGGACCCAGCGGAAACGATCCACTCGGCTGGCGTTGCCATGGGCGGCTCATTGCTGCCGATCCCGTGGGTCGAAACCGACGTGTTTTTCGTCCCGCACATGGTTGTTGGCGCGGTCTCACTGCAGCCTGCCGCGCTACAGGACGGCGATGCCGTCCACCTTGCGGGCATTGGCAGCAGTTCAAAACTTGCCTCATCGCTGCTCGTCGACAGCGACAGCATCCATGCGGCGATCGCGGCTGTCGGTGCTGCAACTATTGCGCCAGTAGTTTTTTCAGACACCGATCTGCTTTATGTTTCGGCGCTCGTGCCGGGCGGCGTTGGTTTGTCGGCCGGGCATGTGGATGACAGCGAATCTTTCATGGTCTCGACGGTTGCGCCGCAGGCCGCGTTTCTTCAACCGCATGCCTATCAAGACGTCGGCGACATTCCCGCGCCAGGGCTCATCCAGGGAATTGGACTCGATACCCTGCGGCCAGCTTGGCTGTTCGACATCGACAAAATCTCGCGGCCAACAGTCACGGGGGGCAAAAAGCCTGTATCAAAACCACCTCTATATGGTTCCGTATCGGATCAGAACTTGCGCGGATCATGCAAGTCTCCTGCGTACATGATTGGCAGCGTCATACCCAATGCGTTGCTGGGGTCGGGTAAATCGCCCGCTTACATGATCGGTAGCGCGGGGTCACCTAAGCTCAAAGGCTCGACCAGGGACGCAGCATGACCGAGCTTCGGCAAAACTTCAGTCTGATCGCGGGCGATGACACCGATGTCGATTATGGCATCGTGCCGCCGCCTGAGCCGCCGTTCGATATGACGCAGGCCAATATGACCTGGACCGCCTATCCGCAGGTGCGTGGGGTTGCCGACAAAACCATGTCGGTTGTCATCAAGACCTCGGCCGACGGAAGCATCGTTGTCGAGGACGCGCCGTCATATACCTTTTCGGTGCTGCTTGCGTCCGCCGATACCATGGCCCTATCCGGCAACTATTATTACGAGATCGTCATCGTCGACCCGTTGAACGACAACCGGCGCTCGACGCCGACCATCGGAACGATGACGGTGATCGACACCGCAACCCCGATCAATGTTGTCGCCTTCAAATCCATGTTCCCGGAGTTCATGACGGTCGACGACAGCGTGGTGCAGACGGCCTTGGACGAGGCCGCCCTGTTCGTCGGCGACGATTGGGCTCCGGTGGACGCGCAGGCTGCCACCTTTTATCTCGCGGCCCATTTCATAGCACAAGGCCAGGCGGCGGCGGGTGGGGCAGGGCGAGTTGTCACGTCGGAACACATCGGACAGATTTCAGTCCAGTATGCTGCGGCCTCCGCTACTTCCAGCGGTTCGGCCTATCCGTCGCTGGCCAATTCATCCTATGGCTTGATGTTCCTGGCGGTAATGCGTCGCAACAGTCCGGGCATTGCGGTGGTCTGATGGACTATTCGCGGGAGATCGCCATCGCCGACGCCATGATCCGCAAATACGGAACGGCCGCGATCCTGCGTCGCGAGGATGGGGATCGATCCTGCATCGTTTTTATCTCGAGCTACTCGCCGCAGGAAAGGGCGGGGAGATTGGTCAACATGACCGATCGCAGGGCGTTGGTGTCGGCTGTCGGCCTTACGGTCGAGCCCGACAGCGAGCAGGACAAGTTGGTGACGCTCAATCCGGTCACCGGCGCCGAAAACGAGACCCTGCGGATCATCGCGCCGATCGGGAAATTGGCACCGACCGGGATCGTGATCTATTGGGAACTGCAGATCCGGGGCTGAGATGCAGGACAAGCGCGAGCTCATTCTTACCCGGTTGCTGGCGTTGTTGGGAACGGTGAACGGCACCGCAGATCCCTTGAACGTGTTCCGCAATCGCGCCGAAATCCCCACCGAGAAGTTGCCTGCTCTGGTTTTGCTGGACGGTAGTGAGACCCTCAAAAACCCGCAGGCGGTACACACTCGTGGCGGCGCGCGTGTCGCCGGCATCTTCGAGTTAACACCGCAGGTGTTTATCGTCCTCAAGCCGCGCGACACCATAGACAACCCCGGCGTCGGCGAGGAGTTGTCCGGACTGCGGATGCAGGTGCTCAAAGCGTTCACCAAAGATGACGAGCTGTGGGCGTTGCTCGGCGCGAACGGGGAGTTGATACACTCTGGCCACATTACGGATTTGCAGACCGGGTCGACTGTAGTCGGTCAAATGCAACTTAACTTCCGACTGAGCTATGTCCTCGACCCGAGCGATTTCAACTGAAAGAGAAGGAGAATCGAACCATGGCTTACGGTGTCAGTAGCCCAGACGTTAGCAACCTTGCAGTGGGAAAAGGGTTCATACTTTTTAAGCCCGTCGATCAGCTCAACTTCTTTCATGTCGGCAACGTGCCGACGTTTACTTTTACGCCGAAGGTGACGTTGCTCGATCATTATTCGTCGATGGCGGGCTCGCGCATCAAGGACTTGACCATCATCACCGAGAAGTCGGGCGAGGTGAAGATGGACCTTGAGGAACTGACGGCGCAGAACCTCGCGATGCTGCTGATGGGCGATGTCGGCAACGACGGTGGTACGCCGCCAAATCCGCAGGTGCAGATCTTCTCTCGCAGTTCGTTCATCGGTGAGTTGAAGTTCTATGCCACCAACGAAGTAGGGCCGCGGTGGTACGTCGATCTGCTGAGCGTCAATTTGACGCCGTCAGGCGACTTCTCGCCAATCATCGACAATGCCTTCGTCAAGATGGTGGTCAGCGGTTCGGTGCAGTCGATCGATGGCGTGTTCGGGACCATGACGCTGATGCCGCCGGTGAATTCCATAGCGCCGTCAAACGTGCTACTGCCGACGATCACGGGTGGCGCTTCCGTTACTACGCCTGGCGCGCCTAAGGTTGGGGATGTTCTGACCGCGACCATCGGCGGTTGGACGGGAGCGCACAGCTATACTTATGCGTGGCAGAGCGTTACGGGCACGACTGGCCCGTGGGTCCCGATCTCTCCACCACAGACAGGCAAGACTTACACGGTGGTCGCCGGGGACACCGGCAAATCATTCAAGGTGATCGTCACTGGCGTCAATTCGATTGGCAGTACGCCGGCGACCAGCACGAATACGCTGGTAGCGGCGGCAACGTAAACAAAGGAGCAAGGGCAAATGAACAGCCTGCTTGATTTCGGCCCGTTGACCGAGGAAGTCGACATCCGCGGTGTCAAACTGACGGTGCGAGGACTGACGGCTGCCAGTCTGTTCAAATTGTTTGCCGAGTTCCCCAATATGCATCAAGCGCTCGCGGAAATGGGCACTACCAGCTCCGGTTTGTTGGAGTTGGCGCCTGATCTGTTCGCGAAGGTGATCGCGATTGCGACCGGGTCGCCGGACGATGCGGCCGTTATTGCAAAGGCGAGAGAACTCGGGGCAGCCGATCAAATGGCGATCTTGTCGGTGGTGCAGAAGCTATCGTTTCCGCAGGGCTTCGGCCCTTTCGTCGATCAGATGACCCGGTTGATGGTAACGGGTGCGCCGACCCAGTCGAGCGGGCAGGGGAACTCATCGCACGCGCCATCCAACGCAGCATTGCAGACGGACTCTCCTGGTCTGACGCGTGGGGACTCACCCTCCGCCAAT